TTACATTATCAATATGCCCACTGTCAACATCCATATATTTGATGTAAGCAGAATCAATAGTTACATTATCAATATGCCCACTGTCAATATCAGCATATTTAATATACGCTGAGTCAATAGTTACATTATCAATGTGTCCACTGTCAACATCCATATATTTAATGTATGCGCTATCAATAGTTACATTATCAATGTGTCCACTATCAATATCAGCATATTTAATATACGCGCTATCTACAGTTAGATTATCAACATGACCACTATCAACATCCATATATTTGATGTAAGCAGAATCAATAGAAACATTATCAATGTGTCCACTATCCATGTCAAAATGACGTATATAAGCACTATCAACACGAAGATCATGAATATAGGCACTGTCTGCCTCCAAAAATGTAATGTGCGCGGAATCAGAAATAAGCCCCTTTATAACCGCACTGTCTGCATTGAAAAAACGAATATATGCACTGTCAACACTTAGGTTATTAAAACTACCAGAATCGCCAACAAGACTTTGGAGTTTTATATAATCTAATCCACGATCATCATCTAGTAATACTAATTTACCATCTTGTGCTATTCCAGGAGTATCTGGAAATAGTGTTGTAAAATATTCACCACCAATCGTGGCAATTCTAGTGGCATCACCATTAATATTTACTTCTGGACCTATACCAATGAAAAGTTTTTTAGATGTATTTGCATATGAATATGCTATTTCACCTACTTTAAGATTTGATGGGGTATCAACATTTGATGATCGTTTTATTCTTATAGTTGCTGGCATAAAATCTGAACCTTAATTTATACTTCTTTTTGTATTTATATAATTATATGGATCAAAAACCCTCTCCAGCATCAATAGTTTGTTTATCAAATAATAGTTGCGGTTGAAATTGTGCATTGGTAGCGTTAAAAACTAATACATCTCCATTCACTGCCCCGTTTCCTGCAACATTTCTAAGTTGACCTATATCTGAAACTACTTCAATTTTCGCGATTTGCGGCACAGGAGTACCCAAAGTAATCTTTTTAACAATCGTATTCGTAGAAACAACTTTTACAGTATCACTCATGATGATCTCCTAATTAATTCTCTTTTGCTAATAGTTGATGGTAAATCTACAGAACCATAAGACTGAACTGTAAATTCAACTTTACTATACTTTGAAACTACCTTGTCTATAAAAACTTTTTTTTGAACAGTATTTGAAGATATGACTTTTATATTCTGAGTAATCATAATCTAATTAACGCTTGGTGATACTGTAAGTGTCCCTTGAAGTATTCTTTCAACTATTGTTGTGTTAGTTGCAGAATCTTGATAACTTAATTCAACATCATAAACGTATCTTCCTGATTTCATTGTTTCTGTTATAGTATTTGAAAGTGATAGTTGTAATATATTTGGATTATCAAGATCAAGAAATGAAGTTCCGAATGATATAGCAGAAGAATCGCTTGTTGAGTATGATTTTTTTATTTTTCCAGTTGCGACATATGGTGCGATTGTTCCACCACTACTTGGATCAAGTTTTTTAAATATTTTTTTACTACCATCAGTTTCAAAACATTCAAGTCTAAGTGTTATATCACTTCCTTGATCAACCATAATATCTTCAGATTGTGCCATTTTTTCTCTCCAGTATTTCTATCCAGCAAATCTTGCTTTTGTTCTATTGTGTGTAATTCCAGAAGTAAGTGTACTAGGAAGGCTGTTAAACATAATTCTTACCATTCCCGGCCCACCGCGAATCTTATCGCCAACTGAGGTTCCTTTTGTTCCTGCCCCACCGCGTCCATAACCCAGAGGATAGGTAGTCTTCTCTGACACTCTATTAAAAATTTCATCAAAGCCATTACCTGCTGAATTTAATGCACCGCCATGTGTTACTGTTGGCACTTCTTGAATCCAATCCGAGTAAGACACTCGCCATCCCCAACCTCTTCCTCTAATATCGTGAGTTTGACCTTCAACTAGGGGAGTCCCAAAATAAGACTGGTATCCGGGTGCGCCACCGCCACCATACCTAGACGAATTATAGTTAAAACTAGGACTAGCAGTTAATGTCGCGGCGTTGTTAGTTAGACATGATGTTAGATAAGAAGTTCCTCCCCAACCGCCAGCATAGTGTAAGTCTAATTTTGAGTTATCATATATGGTAACTCTATTTCCAGTTCCAGGACCATTTGCATATCCAGAATTAAAATAACCATGAGTTTCTACACTTTTAGTTCCACTATCAACAGCCGCACTTCTTATATAATTAGTGGATTTTAAAGCACCACCTACCGTAAGCACATTACTTCCATTTTTATAGACGTAAGAAGTTCCACCACTACTTGCATTACCATTTACGCCTTGAAATCCCCACTGACCATCATTCGGTGAACCGTTTGGTGGATAACCACCATTACCAACTTTAATTGTAAGTACATCACCACCAGTTATAGGAATCCAATGTGTTTGAGCATAATCACCACCATTACCACCAGCAGGTGCAGTGATGTGTGACGCTGCAATTCCACCTCTACCACTCCAATTCCAAGGGCCAACATGACCAGAAGCCCCAGACCCTTGTATAAAAATTTTCATGTATGAAAATGCACAATTTTGTGGAATTGTATATGTGTAATCAGATGTTGTCGTTTGTTGGTATGATGCAACAGTATATACAACATCAAAATACGGTCTTATCATAAGATCACTTAAAGATATTTTACCAGAAGATGGGACACTAGTACTACCAGATATTCCAGAATTTATGATTAAATTACCATCAGACTCTGAAACTAAACTACCACCCTTATAATATTCTGATAAAGATGCTGGTCCAGTATCGCTAAACTGATTCTTAATATCAGAAAAACCAAAAGAACTGTCTCCCTCTAAGTAAGGATAATTATTGCTATGTAAATCTGTAGGTTTAAATGGTGTCGGCATTAGACTCTATCTTTTCCCTAAGATATTCAACATCCACCCTTAACTCATTTATTGCCTCTACAATAAGACCCATCATGTTACCATAACGAATTGCTTTATGTTCGCCATCAAATTCATAAACAACTTCTGGAAGAACTTCAGAAACTTCATCTGCCATAAGACCAGACATTTTTTCTTCTCGGCCTTTATAGTTAAATGTATATCCAGCAAGTGTGCCGACTTTATCAAGAGCATTCTCAATGCGCTCAATATTTTCTTTTAATGTCCTATCAGAAGCGGAATTAAATGCAGTAATATCAGCATTTGATGTAATCGCACCATCAGCATGTAATGTTGATGAGAGAGATAATGAATGTCCATTATCTAATACATCTGACCTAAGATATTTTGGATCAGTTATAGTACCAACTATCAAAGCAGAATCGACTCCAGCGGAAGATCGTGCTAATATATATGCAGAATCAACTTGAGTTGATAGATTTGTTTCATCAACTAATTTGTGCCACGCCCCACCATGAGAAAAATATCCCTTACCAGTTCCATGCACATGAGCGAACATACCGTGATATGTTGACGCTGAAGGCAGATCGCCTTCTGCCGAATACATATTTGCATACAAAGATTTACCAGTTGTAATAATATTATTACTTCCCATATTAAGATTGGAACCTGTAATACGACTAGTTACTCTTGCATCTGTATAATATAAATTAGTTGAACCTTCTGTAACTGTATCTGTATTTGACACCGCAACAGCAGCGACTGCGCTTGTGACATATGCTTTTATTGATTGTTGTGAAGCGACATGGATAGGACTATTTGATGCCATATTATCTTCATCTTTTAAATCAGAAAAACTTAGTCCATCATTAATTCCATAACCCCCTAATGTGCTAGGTTTAGAAGTGACTGCCGCAAATGTCATTGTAGTTGGTTTTGTTAATGAATTAAGAGTAGAGTTATTTACTTTACCAAAAATATAACTAGAATCTATTAGGTCCAAAACATCAACACTAGTTAAAGCACCAGTAGCATTGTAGAAAGAAGATATTTCCCCCATTGAAACTCTAGCAGCACCATAACCTCCAGACAAGTTGGTGCCAGTTACTACCAGAAAGTTTTGTGTGGTGCTTAAATCACTGTTTGTGGCGGCGGGTAAATCTGTTATTCTAACCATTTTTTTCTCCTATATGTCTCAAGCGACACCCTCACCAAATCTGATTGCTATTATTTGTAAATCCCATCTGCTATTGTCAATTTTGAAATAATTGGAGTTATTGCCTACGCCTAAAGCATATCCCGGACCATCGTTTGCCACTGATACCCTAAACCCCCCATAATCCAATCCTGATGCTTGCCCAGTGATTTCCGCTCTAAATGCCGTGCCATTACCACTTGTGTCTGCTGTATTATTTGGATATATGTCTATCATATCACCAGAAAGGTAACCACCTTGATCTGATGCAGTGCCACCATTTCTACGAATCCGATAAGTAACAAAGTCTGGAAGTCCATGATCGCCTTGAGGATTGTACCCCCCTTGGCTTACATGCGTTGGATGAACAGACCATGAGATAGGAAGAGGTATTTGCACTGTGCCAGTAAATGAATTCAGGCTAGTATAAGTACTTCTAAAGATTATTGTTTTATTGGATGAAAGTTGTCTTGCAAGTTGAGCAGGAGTTATAGCCACATCATTTGCAGTACCAGCGTCTGCTACAGCATCACTTGCAACTATTCCTCCACCAATCGCAGTGGCACTTACAGTTCCAGTAAATGATGCTGCACCAGTACAATTTAAAGTACTAGTTGTTACACTACTAGCAGTAACTCCTACAAAAGTTGGGCTGTTCGTTACTCCAATATCTTGACCAATAGAAATTGAATCAAGAGTACCTATAGTAACACCAGTGCCTGCCAGACCTTCAAAAGCCGCTATTGATGCTAATGTCGCAGGTGATAACTCGATACCTAATTTTCCGCTAGAATCCATAAATAAATTACTATCAGTAGAAATTGCCGCCCTCGCTCTAGCATCGGTATAATAAAGCGCAGAAGGACTTTCTGGAACATCTTGTGTCGCAAAACCAACCTGTCCGGGTGCAAGCGAACCACTTAGTTGTGGAATAGGTGGAATTCGTGCTGCTGCAAAAACACCACTAGTCACACTTGTTGTAGTTAGAGTTGGAATACGTGATTGTGGAAATACTCCACTGGTAATAACAGTTGCAGGTAATGGAGCCAAATGTGTTGGACCAATAGAATTTGAATTGAATGAAAACTGACCACTGCCCGAATCGTAGGTTAGTTGGGTGTGATTACCATTCCCAGTATTAATCATACTTAATGCACTTGTGAATCCAACCACTGTTGAGGCACTTGCAATTTCATTAATTGCTTGAACCAAATCGTTTTTGTTTGTAGTATTAAGATTATCAGGATCACCGACATATTCGGCCATAGTATTTGTCGCGTTGCGCCAAACTTCTATTGTATCTGTTAATTTTACTGTAATTTTTCTAGTCATATACCATACTCATTTTTATCATAGGTTGCTCATGTTTATTTATAAGGTTTTTAGTGCTAGTTTAAACTCATCCTCATAATATTTTCTAACATCTGGAACCATTCCTATCATTTCTAAAGGAAATTCTATATTTTTCAATATTTGATCATAAGTATCAATGTCTAAATTATATTGAATAAAATGTGGATCATTCTCTGCCAGTAAGTATTTATCATTTAGTAATTCAAAGAAATCTTCATTGAAATCTTCAGATAACCAATGTGCATAACATATAGCAACAAAATATGATTTCGCTGGTCTAATAGTTTCATCAACATATTCATTGAAATGCAAAACAGCATCTCTAACTATATTTTCTTCACTCCATGTCACATCCATTTTATTCAAGTCATCTGAATACTCTCTATTAAGTAAGTGATAAACTTGGGATGCTGTTCTCCATTTTTTCATACCAATCCAATAGTCCTTTATATCCGTTACACCCATTATCTAAATCCTTGACATATCGGTAATGTTCTGTTAAACAATTACCAAAATATTTGCATGAAGTGCAAATCGGACTTATCATTTCTTCTTTTTCTTTTTCTGTCCATTCTATATAAGATTGGAAAGAATCCAATTCGTGAAAGTATTCTCTATCATGTACATCAAACTCCAGTACTCCAAACTTGCCGTTAGGAGTAATGTAAACATGATCATCCGAAAATGCATTGTATAGTCCATTAAAAGACTCCTCTATCTTATCTCCATTTACAAACTGAAAATTCATCTGATCTTCTAGTTCCATCCATTGAATAACAAAGTTTTCAAAATCCAAATGCGTCACAGTAAACGCATTTGCTTGATTAATAGAATATGGCTTAATTTCTACTGATTTAACAGCACCACACATATTCAATAGTTTTATCATCTTACTTACATTCATACTCAAAACTTGTGGTGATGCAAGAATAAGAACTGCGAGAGGCACTGTACTCATCATCATATTTTGAAACACTAAATCTGATTTCTCTCTTGCTTCAAAATCATAAGAAACTGATAAATAAACGTCATCATCAAAGAAACCATCGTGCATCATGGAATAATTTGTGTTGATATTTATTTTTCCATCATAATACTTTTTAATTGTATTTTTAACATCATAAAAATAATTTTTTTTCATAGCACCAATTTCACCGCCATATAGATCAACATGCTCTATATCTGGAATTTGTGAAAGTAATTCATCAAGTCTCTCAATTGAAATTTTTTTCTGATCGCCTAATTGTTTTGAAGTAAGATAACAAAAATCACAGCGGAAATTACAAAAATAAGATGGATTTACAGATACAATCATGCATATTCTCTTACATATTCAGTAACTTTAGTGTCCATTCTATTTAAAGAAATTATGTCTTTTGCCATAGATTTCATATGTTTACAATGATCTTCAACCATGTTATGTTGTTTCAAGTCTTTAATTGTTTTACGGCATCCGTTACAAATTTCAAACATAGGACAAGTAAAACATGAATTTTTAAGACTCATTAAACTCAAATCATTACTGAGAGGTGTTTCAAAACCTCCATTCATTTCATATTCAAAATCTATTGGTTTGTCAAGATCATCACCAAAAGCCCCACAAGAATAATAATCACCCTCTGGTTGAATATTACGAATACCGCTATCGCAATTTCTGGACTGAGGACATATAGTTGGCTTTTTTCTTAACCTATTTAACATTTGTTGAGTGTTATGTTCCCAATCACTTAAACCTGCTTTCCAAATTTGAATATATCTTTCATATATTTTTGAAAGTCTATATGGCGCAGATTGAGAACCAGATGCCATAGCATAATTCACCTTACAAACAACATCCATCTTCTTAGCAAGTTCTACAGTCTGTATTACAGTATCTTCATTTTCATCCACAATCACTGCAATAAACGAAGGTCTATACCCCACATGCTCAAGCATCGCATCAGAACACTTCCAAAAATCTTCTTCGGTAAATTCGCTGTAATCACCTTTAAGTCTACCCCCACCATACTGAAATGAAGTTCCAACACCAATTCTATTATGATTAAAGAGTTCTACCCATTTTTTTGGTTTCATTAAAAAAGGATACAAATTAGTTGTAAGGGATATCGTCGCTGGCATGTCATGCTTATCTAAAAACTCTATTAACTTCCAATAGTAATTGGGTTTCATCATTAAAGGATCACCACCATTTACGATAATAGTTTGCGTTTCAGGAAATCTTTTAAGAAATTTGAATATCTTATTCAAATCAAGTACAGCAGTATTATCCTCTTGAGTAATTTTAGATGAAGAACAAAATGTGCATTTAAAATTGCATAATTCTGTTGGTTTAATAATTAAGTCCATGGAGAATTCTTTATATTAAATCCGAAATTCATTGTGATTCTTTGCACGTTAGGTTTTCTAAAATCCTCAACTCTATGTTGAAAATTTAAATCTTGGCTACCTAATATAAGATCATATTTTTTTGGTAAGTGATAACAAGTGACTTTTTTATTTTGGGTCATATTTCGGAACATTATTTCGCCGCCGACTCCTTGTTCCATATCAGTAAAATATAATAAAAAGAAAACATTTGCACCTTCTTTTAAATCATTATGCCAAGAACTAGAACCATCACATGCTCCATTCCAAATATATGAATATATTAATTTTTTGTTCTCATAACAATTGTCATACTTTGATAGATATGTCTCATACAATAAATCAGCAGTTTTCTTTATCTTATTTCGCATACCATTCAAATGATAATTCCAACAGATGCTATAACTTTTACAATCATCACCCTCATTTAACCATTTTATTTTTGGAATATTATCACTACTCATACTTAACCATTTTAATCTTGGAATGGTATCATCAATATGAATAAACATATTTTTATTATTTTCCATAACGTATCCTTGGTCTTTTATTTCCATGGAGATTCCTTTACTTTAAATCTAAAAAGCATTGTTATTCTTTCTTGCTTCAATTCTCTTGTATGCTCAACTCTATGCTGGAACTTTAAATCATCACCTACACTTCCCATTACTATATCGTATTTTTTAGGTAGATGAAAAGTAGTTATTCTATTATTTTCTTTCATATTTCTGTACATTATCTCACCACCATTATTCGGTTCTGAGTCTGTAAAATACAAATTAAATTGTAAGTTACCACCTTCAGTATCATGATGCCACTCACACGAACCAGTGTCAGTCCCATTCCACATAGTATAATAATCCAAGTTCTTTTCGGTCTCCCACGGTAAGTATGTTTCCCAAAGTAAATCGGCAGTTTTTAACATCTTACTTCTCATAGAGTGAAAATAATAATTCCATGCCACACTTTGCCATCTATCAGATTTTTTTGAATCGCTTCTCTTTAAGTATAACCATTTTAATTTTGGTAACGTATCTTTTATATGAATAAACATATCGGGATTGTTCTCAATAAAGCATCCAGAATTTTTATCAATATTCATTTTATTCCCAACCCACACTTACAGTCATTCTTGGTTTAGAGCCAAAATAAGGTCTAATACAATGTACCATAGAACTATTAAAAACTACTAACCTACCCACTTTTGGTTGTATTCTAGTCTTATTTTTTGGATATTGAAAAATATCAAGAGAATCATAAATATCTAACTCACCACCTTGCCAACCATTATCATCTATATCTATAAAAAATAAAGTAATGATTTTAGACTCTGTTCCATCATGATGTGGTTCCCAAATCATATTTTCATTATTATCTTCTTCATACTTGACAATCTTAATTAAATGTGATATAGCAATTTTACCTATATTTGAATCTTTACATAATGCAATAGTTTTTGCTTTATTTAAATTTGGAAAATCGTCCATATGATTTTTAATATTTATTGCCATATTTTTTTGCATATTAAATCTTGGAAGATCATCCATTGCCGACTTATCAAAAGAAAACATATTTCGTATATCATTAATTTGTTCTTGATTCAAAAAATCGTCATAAATTTCTACAGAATTCATCTAATCTTTCCTTTACCATTTCTTCATTCTTATCTAGTAAGAGTTTCATTTCATTTACAATATCTTTGCCTTTAAAACTACCCACTTCAAACTTATCTATACTATGAGAATTATTATCAAGAAATATATTTCTTATCAGTTCTTTGTAAACAAAAAACATTGGTATATCGTTCAATATATTCCACAACTCTTTTGCCACTTCACTCACGTTTTCATAATTGGTATATTCTTTTATAAAACTTAAACCCACATGTGGTGTGAATAAATTCATTATGAACATTTCTAAATATTCTTCAAACGTATATGAAAAACATTCAACTATAGTATCATATTCGTATGACACATCACCATATATTGGATTTACTTCAACATCATCCCATTTTCCACTATAGTTGCCATCAAATTGTGTCAGTACCTTTGATGTTTTTATTTTATATTTTTCTTGATATTCTTTACTAGCAGTTTCAGTTGCTGGTAAAACCATATAAGGATATCTAGTGTCTGCCCATACATCAAGACCTTTCCATTCTTCCCAATCCTTTCCTTCATTATATCCAACTCTATAATATACTTTAAATTCTTCGTAAAAATCTTTTAATGTAGACCCTGGCATTGCTAAAATTAATTCTAAATCTAACCATAATTCTTTTTCTTTAAAATTATTCCATTTACTAGTTAAATGATCTACCAATTCATAGGTTTCTTCAACATTAAGGTCTCTTCTATTTGCTATTCTTCTCGCTTCTTCTGAAATAGACTGTAAACTAATACTGATGACTTGGCGAGTAATATCATGCTCAATCATAAAATCAAGCATTTCTTTTTTCTGCTCCAATTTTAAAGTTTTTAATACCGATAGATTTTCACCAATTTGAACTCCATTATTTACCATGTGCATCATCATTTCTCTGTCGCGTTCTTTAAACATTCCTGTATTAGCATCACACAAATCGATATGCACACCCTTAAAGCCCCCTATAAATTCCATTTCATCTTTTATGATATTCATAGGTTTTTTTAAAACCTTTGTGCCAGTACCACCACCCCACTCGCAATAAGAACACTTAAATGGGCATCCTCTAGTGCTTTCATATATCAATGTTATTCGCTCATATAGGTCTATATTTTTTATGAAGTGTTCATATTCTTTGGTAAAATAATCTTCACACCTCCTATATACATTCGTATGTCCAAATGGAAGAGGAATTTTTAAAGAACTACCCAAATAAAATGGAATCTTTTTCTTATCAACAGAATCCTCTAGATACATATCAAGAAAGTATTGTACAAATATTTCTCCTGGAGCAAGAGGGTCTGCAACATAGTCATAATCTTTTATTATATCAGGGTCTTGTTGAGGCCCACCCATAACTACTATGGTATCTGGATCAAGACCATTTCGTATCCTTTGGTTAATTTTATAATTCCAAACATAGTTGGTAAAAAATACAATGGAACACCCTTTAACATTATCCAAACAATCTTGTATTGTAACTTCATTCCATTTGAATATTGGCTCCACCCAAGTAACTTTTTCTGGATATTTTCCATAATCTTCATAAAAACATTTAAAAAGCATCCAATGATAGTTAAATTCTGCTCTTGAGGGTATTCCTGTTGGATTCACATAACCTACTTTAATCATTTTTATAAAACTCCATATTCATAAATTGTATCTTTGTGAACCCCTTTAAAACCTTAGATGTGTAAGGTGTTTCCATTATAGCACTATCAGGATGTGCAGGGTTTTTTTTCATTTGTGTGTATAGTGTTTCGGCTGTAGGCACATAAATTGGCATATTCAATATTTCACCTTTACAAAACTTGATCATAGTTTTATAAAAATCTATTTCTTGCCTTCTGGTTAAGCAATCTCTATAAATTCCATTTATTTGAATATTTGACATTATTGTATAATTTTTAGTTTTCTCTATGCCAATCCATCCTAACTCATAATCATTATTTACTACTGTTTTGGGTGATCCAGTAAATTGAGTAGTATAATCTTCCATCATAGATTTACTATTAACTTTAGATAATAAATTACTTGATAGTGGAACACTAAACACGTACACTTCACTTCTCAAAAAATTATCTAAAAAATGAATGCATGGTGGTAATTTAGTATCAACTAAATAATCAAATACTGTATGGCATACATTATACTCTATATCAATTTCTTTAATTGGATTAGTTAATCTTTTTCTTGTTGGAAATCTATTTATAAAGGATTGGCTAATTGGAGATTTATCGCCATTTTTATAAAAAAACATCTCATCTTAATCCTTTATTTTCAATGTATCTATGTGTCATTTTATAGACACATTCATCAAAAACCTCTTCTGCATATTTATAATCATGTGCCATGAAACACCCAAGAGTACATCTATGAAAATATTCACAAGTAGAGCAATTATACTTTTCAAGGAAAGCCTTTTCAATAGGTTTGTTATTAGCCTTCTGTATGTCTGTTTTGTACATCGCTTTATCTCTTGGCTCTTGAACAAGATTTCCACACAAACACATGGTTCCATCCTCAAGAACTAATTTAGATGATCTGCATGAAACAACATTACGCTCATTTTCTATCCAAGAACGAATAGGCTCAATTTTAGGATACTTATCTATAAAATGCGTGAAAATATCATAATGCTCTTTGTCTGTCGGCATACTTCTTTCTGCCTGACAATCAGGCATGTAGTAATCAGCATAAACTTTAACACCCTTATGATATAATTCGTGCATAAAATCTTTTGGATCACTTAACCAATATTTGATATTTGATTTAGTAAGAAGGACTCCTATGCCTTCTAAATCATCCCAGAAATCATATACATTTTCTTTGAAAATCTCTAAGTTTGGTTTGTTAAATCTACCTCTAGGGTCATATGAAGTTACGAGTTTGGATTTGCACCCCATATCTCTACACGCCTTCAATAGATCGCGCACATAGTCTCTTTTACTAATTACAAGGTTAGTAACCCAATTAATACCTATGCTCTCAAACTTATATTTTTTTCCTAAGTCTGTTATGCCTTGTGCAAGAGAAATATAATCATTTTTTAGTTTTTCATCAAAAATCTCATCGGCAAAAATTTCACCACCCATGATGTTTAAAACTACATGTTTCCGCATCTCTTTTTGAAAAAACTTTTCTATTGATTCCAACTTGTCTAATACCGTATCAATACCCACAATGTTGTCGTGGTCTTGCCAGCAAAATGGACAAGACAGATTACAAAATTCAAATAAATGAATTGTGTATTCTTGTTGTTTGTCTCTCTTATCTCTTAAAATAAAATCTACTAAATCCAATTAAACTTCTCCTGCGCCAACTCCCCAAGTCAATAAGAAAAGTGGATTTTTTTTATAAGACCAATAATCAAATAAACTCTTTCCGTTAAACATATATTCATTAAAATATTTTGAATAATAGGTCAAGTTTTTTTCATCTAAACCGTTATAGTAATAATAAAAATCTTCATGTTTCAACAAAGATACGAAATTTATACCCTTTATATCATCTGTATCATCTTCTTTATACGATAATACCCAATCTTTCATTTCATCATCTTGGATAATATACATATTATAGAGTGTCAATGAATCCAATTTTTTAATCCAAATATCAATCACTTCTTCATTATCATTAATAAAATCTTGATAGCAACCTAAACACTCTAAAGATAGGTTTTTTCTTACCAAAAGAACCTCAAGAATAAATTCTTCTAAAACTTTAATATTTAATATTTGTGGAAACTGAAGATAAATTTTCGCAAGGTTCTCTAAATCCTTTCCTTCAGTTTTAATATCACAAGGTAACTCTAAGTTACTTAAATATACAAGTAATTTCTCGCCTTGTAACTCACTATTTTCATAGTCAATAATAAAATTAATACTGTCATCAGAAAAATATTTCTGCAAATCGTCAATACCCAATGGTGCAGTCACTGTAACATGATTACTCATAATAAAATTATCTCCTATTTCTTGATGAATGGCAACTTGCATGACAATTTGCATGACAAACTACTTCTTTATAATTAATTGGTGAGGAACCCAGTGCAACAGTCTCCCATGCTGTATAAAGATTATTGAATAATTGTTCAAAGTCGGCGTCATCCATAACATCTCCTTGGACAATCATAGAGTGATCAACATCTGCCGAATCAATTTCAAATGAATGTTTTGCTGTCAGAATACCAATATCATTATATGATTTACTGCTCCCCACCAGTGCAGGGATTTTGATTGTCACAGCATATTTTTGTGTTGCTTTTATGCAAGCATTTCCAACATCACTATGTGCTACCGCTGAGATAAATGATCCAGATGAGTCTAGTGCGATTTGAATAGCATCATAATCTTGGATACCTAAAGTATTGTGTTTTGCATAAAAATCATTAGCCCAAGATTTATTATCCCATGGCCCTGTTGTACCAATAGGAACTGTTTTAATTCCTGAATTCACTGTCGTAACCCACTCACAAGCGAACGCTTTTTCTAAATTTGCGGCATTATTCGCAGAAGTATTTACGGCTGGAATAGGTGTATTACCAGTAGGTGAACCACCAGTAACTGTAATATTCGCGTTAAATCTTCTAACTCTAGTATATTTGTTAACATCATTCAAAAGAATAGCAAATATATTTGCAGCATCAATTGGCCCATCAAAAAGATCAGGATTCGATACAATTCCATCTGTTGTTCCATTAAAAAACGAAGCCATACTTCGCTTTGGTAAATTATCATCTCCATACACGATTTGATTATTAATTCTATCAGTCACAAACTGTCTGTATTTTGTAACTACAGGATTTTCTGTAATAGGGTCTGATATCGTCATTCTTTATCTCCTAGACATTCTTTGCCAATTCCATCATTAAACTTTTAGGTGCGCCACATACATCACCTTCCCATCCTAATTGGTGACAATCACCACCGCAATATTTTGCAACAGGACAAGAGAGACAATTGGGGTTTCTCATCTTTTCTTCAATAATAGTTCTTATTCTTCTAGGACTATTTATAAGAGTTTTAATGGAATCATCTAAAGTTCCGAACTGAAATTCTGGTGCTGAATTTGGACAACCACTTATTGTACCATCACCGTTTATTGTGAATAGTTTTGTTTCACAATCTCTACAAAAAGTACCACATGTCGTAAGAGTTTTCTCAAATTTAGCATATATATTTTCAAAAAAATCATTTTCAAACCATTCTCGCGCCCCATATTCTTCACTTTGTTGATGCATTTTCAAAAAATAAGCATCTAACTCTTTATTTGATGGAAATATTTCTGATGCTTCACGCGCTGAACCATTATTAGTCAATCTCTCTAAAGATACCTCTTGAACCCCTAATCTTCTACACCATCTCAATAATACAATAGGGTCTTTTTCTAAAGTATCTTTAGTAAGACTAATAAACAAACGTATAGTTACACCATCTGCTAAAAGAGACTTGACATTTTTATGCCATAAGTTATATTGTCTTTGATTATCAAATCTTATTTTTCTGTCCCATGAAGTTCCCAATCTATTTCTAAGTGGACCTTTTATAAATTCTCTATGTTGATCTTTTAATTTATACACTAAATTGGTTGTTGCACCCCAACTCATATTATCCCAAAGACCATCACAAGCATCATATACCTTTCTCATTTGCCCTACAGGTACAAGAAATGGTTCGCCGCCATGAAACTCTAAATGAATACCATCACCCTTCGCAGGTTTTTCTTCACGAAATCTATGTATCCAATCAACTATCTTATCAGTATTCCAATAAATTTTAGCACCATTGCTACCAGAAGTAAAACAGTGCTTACAGTTTAATTGACAAGTTTCTGTGGTTTTAAGATATACTGACCAAAACACTATTTATTTTATCCTCTATAAATTTTTCTAGACCAAAACTTAAAGTAATTGCTTCATGTTCATTAAATGCTTGATGTGGAGTATTTGCAGGAATATGTAATCTTGTACCCGCCGTCAAAGTAAATACTGGTTCACCGCCCATAGTATGACCTTCCATTGCTATAGTTTTCATACCTTCACAACAATATATAACAACATTATCTGGATCAGTATGTTTTTTGAATGAATGAGTATTTTTTTCAGCATAAAATAAATGACATGTTATTGGACCACTATGCTCATACATATCTTCTAGTTCTAAACAATAAGAAAAAATTTCCGAGTTGTATGCTTCCATTCTTTCAATTTTTATTGAATTTGTATCTTTATTTGCAAGTGTATCTGCAAAATTTTTCATGAGATGTTCTCTACCATTTTCGTCTATGGCATAGACCATATTTTGCTCATATGCAATATCACTTGAGATTATACTCAAGAATTGACTTTTAGTGATCATAACAAAATCCTCTAATGACTAAAGTTATTATAAACCTTATAATTTAGAATGTCAATAGACAATTTAAAGTTTAAGAACGCACTCAATCATTTTTTCATCTTCAATATCACTGGTCTCAAGTGATATTCCAATCATATGTGCGCCATTAAATTCTGTACTACCACACCCATTTTTCCAAGTATAAACAGCCTCACCTTTTCTAATTTGACCACATACTCTAACAGGAACCCTACCTTTAAGAGCAAGTGCTTGTCCTTCCGCTTCAGCGTTCATCAAAAACGCTGGTTTTGCTGAGATAACCCCAACTGGAATACCAGAAGTGCCGCATTTTGTGGTTTCACCATTAGTATCAAAATTAACCATCATAACAGTTCCTATTGGATAATCTTCATCTGTGGTATACTTCTCCGCAAGGTCAGCGAAGTTTGCAGAAGTGGCATTACCAAAAAATGTAGTGGCATATACACCAGCATATTTGAATCCAGTACTACCGATTTGATATATATCGGTAGTACTGGGAATAATATTACCATCATGATCTATTTGACCATGAAAAGTAGAGTTAACTGGTGTTGCTCCCGGACTGCCAACAGTAACTGTATTCATAAACGTACTAGTACCATTATACAGTCTAGTTCCAGTATATATTGTGGATACATTATTTCTAACAAGGGCAGGGTCCATAGCCGAAAGTGGTAATTTAGTACCATCGTATATTACTTTACTTGAAGGAATATTCGGAATTCTGTCTTGACCAAGAATTCCTGATGTTATTTTAGTGGCAGAAAGATTTGGGATACGATCAACATGAAATACGTCAGAAGTTGTTTGATTTGCGGATAAATAAGGTAACCTAGCACTGTTTAATGTTCCAGTTGTTATATTTCCAGCATCCATTTGGGTTAAAAAAGATGATGGAAATTGACCAGTTGTAATTTTTCCAGCATCTAAATTAGGAATATCATTTGGGGTAAGTGGATTACATGTAAATGTGAAAAGTCCTCCACCAATACCTCCTGAGTCGGCATAAGATAAACTTGCATAAGTACCAGCCCCACCAGTTGATAATGCTAATGCGGTTTTTGCCAATGATTGCACCTCACCGCCAATAATAAATTTACTCTGAATTGAATTTATTGACCCTACAACACTATTAGTTATATTTGTATTCAAATCATCTAAGTCGCCAATATATCCAGCAGTAATGTTTGTTTTCAGTCTCCAAGCATTTACCGAATTGCTAAGATCAACATTTTGTAATCGTGCCATTAATCACCTAACTTTCTGTGAATTTCTAACAGCAGAGTTTTTATATCTGCAACTTCTGACTTTAAAATTTGAATTTCTTCTTTTTCTTCTCGCATTTTTTTCTTTCTCGCCTTTGATTTTTTAATTTCTGTGACATCAGTGTTTAGTATCGCCCCAGTTTCTAAATCCTTAACGTATCTATTTTCGCCCTGTATTTGAGAAAGTAACATATCAATCCCCTAAACTTATTGCTCTTAAATCTCTAATCGCAGGAACTCTGGAACTATTTGTAGATTGCATTACAATTTTTAATTTAAATTTAGTAAAATCTGGTAATGTTCCTATATCCCCACCTATAGTGTATATATATTCCCTAAAGGTTGAAGCGTCATCATCACTTGGCATTGCAGTGTCTAACTCTGCTAAAGTCCAATTGACACTCTCAAAATCTATTTCACCCATTTCTGCTTTATAATATAAATCCACATTACAAACTGATGGTTTATTAATTCCCATGAAAACTTTCAGACCATTTGCTGGGGATAGTAATCTTACCGATTTTGTGATATGTTTCGCTGCTGATGACCCATCAAGGGGATCAGTTTCTGGATTATATGTATCGTAACCAGTAGTGGTAACATCAAACAATACATTATTACCTTGAGCAGAGGAATCAACTGAAACAGGGTTATCTATTATATTTTCAACTAAAGTTACTGACGCTCTTTGTATATCAATTACTGGTGATACAAAATCCGAAACGGTTGTCATATTACCATAAAATTGTAAAGAAGAATATCCTAGTTGGGATTCTCTAATAGCGTTAGAAATTACTCTAGGGTATTCATAATAATTATTAGTTTTTGTTATGACAGATTCCGCCCCATACTGCACATATGGAGATTCATTTCCTGCATAAGATTTTCCACTTATACCTTTATGTGTGAAATTGATAGTGGTGCCAATCGGTGTTATACCATCAATATTAGGCCAAGATAAATTATAGGCGTATTGTGGGGTTATGGTAACATTTGAACCACCAGTTATCACTGGTGATAAAGGCCCACCAACAGATGCAGTGGCTGCTGCACCTGTGATAAATCCGTCTGAAGATACGAAAGCAAAACCATATGGATCAATTTCTGTAATCGTATGGGCCGTGCCACCATTGTTAATTGCATTTCCATAGGTAGAATTAACAACTCCCGATATAACTACACTATCTCCAATCAATAATCCGTGATTTGGCGCAGAAACTTTAACAGTGGTTTTTGATGCGACAAGTGTTGGACTATCCTTTCCAAAGAGAGTGATTGGATCAACACCAAGAACTCTTGTTGGCACTGTAGCATTTTTTAAAAATACTGTACCACTAGTTTCAGTAAATTTTGCTCTTTGGATTTTAAATTTCATATCCTCCCATTGAGCCGCTTCCCAAGTTTTACTGTTTTGTGATTTGAACAAGGAACCCAAAAATGGTTGCCTATTGATTTTTTCTTCAGTTGTACCCAAAACAAATTCACCAACTTTTGAAGTATATAACAAATAATCAGTATTGTCAGTCAAGCATACTAATGCATAATCACTACCACCCTTTAGACGAATTGGTTCATCAAATACAAATATAGTTCCAACAGTACCGTCAGAACTAATAGAAACTTGTGGCGAGGTTAAAAGTTTTTGTGATCCTGGAACAATAACATCAGATGATGGATATCCATTAACCATTGGACGAATTTGAATCCAAACAGGCATTGTGGAACTTTTTTGTTTAAAATACAGAGTAACATTAGTAATATAAACACCAGTTGATTCGGAAACAGTGAAGGATTGTGCAAGTGGATCAATCACACAATGAGGTATTCTTACCGCACCGCTATCGCTAAGTTGAATTCTTCGCTGACTGGTTTCCTCAGTTGTACCTACAACTTCTAATACTCTAGTAGTTTCAATATCCTCTTGATGAGTATCTAATATACCAGTTGAATTAAATATACCAGAAGCAATACTTATTGCTTTATCATCGTCTATTTTAGTAATATCTGTTAGTTTAAATTCTAAGGCTCCCGTTTTAAATCTTATATTATCGGTACTTGGAATAAAAAATGATCCTTCTAATTGACCATTATTATCACTATATAATTTGGTATTACCACTAGGATGCCCTGTAGCGTTGACCTGACTGTTACCATATTCTGTTTGCTTGTGTGTATTATACGAAGAGAAAGATTCTTGTTTAACCCAATCAGTGACAGGCCGATCATCAAAAAAGGCGAACATTTCTGTGTTTGGTTGTAAGCCAGATGCTTTGAAAAATACCATTTTGGATCGCATATATGGAATGAAAGACCATTGAATAAATCTATCGCCAACAACTTCATTAATAGTTTCACTACCAACAATCCTATTTACTACAGTTGAAGTTGTTCTGTTCACACCAGTTATTGTTCTTCTATAATATCTTTTTCCAGTTTTTAACCATCCACTTCTAACTCTCCATTCAGTTACATTACTATATGGGTCTTCGTTGGTCACGCCCGTTTGCGAAATTTCATTACCAACTTCCAACCCATTTAAATCTGAGCCGCCCCAATTCCACTCCCACTCATTCCAAAGAATTGCAGCATCAGTATTTAATCTAGTACCATTATCAATTATATTGGCACCCATATATCCAATTTCTTTCCAATCATCACTTGAAGGAGACATTTTTACATGACCTCTAAATGACGAAATCATAAATGGATTAACATTTTCAGCACCTGATGCTAAGTTTTGCTCAAGATAATCTTGGTTAGTATAGTTAAGAAAAATATTGTCGCCAACTAAAACAGTTCCAGTAGATTGTGTGTGATCATACACCAAACCAATATTATTGGGGTTAAATTTAGGTCTTGTAAATTGCTCTTGTGGATCAATAGATGCGCGATACTCCGTGCTATATATATCTGTATGGGTTTGATCAGAAAAGTTATCTGCCGTAAACCCACTTTTAGTTCTAGGATTGCCGTTCTCATCAAAAACTTGAATATTTTTAGTATCCATTTCAAGTAGTGATAGTGAAACTGCTTCTTCTAAATCATCAATTCTTTTATCAATTTTTCCAATATCTCTCATAGTGTATCGCTTATTCTCAATCAAACTAAACGACAAATCGGTACTGTCCAAAGTAAATGGATTTAACCTAATACGATATATTTCCATAGAACTTGTTGGTGCATCTGGAAATTTTGGGTCCATTGATGCAACACCTTCAATGTACTTAAATTCTCCTGATTGCTGAACAACTAGTTTATCATACCTTGGAAGATAATATTCAATATCTGCTGTAATAATAGATATTGGCTTGGGAACTGGTGAAACTCTTGCAGATGAGTGTGTAAAATCGTTACCAGTTTGTCCTTTAGATGGCCGTAAATCAATAACATCTTTCAGATCAACCTCTGAGCCATCTTCCATCGTATATGTATTGATCTCATTATAGCCAAATCCAGCCCCTACATATGAATTAGGAGCAAAATAATCTCCTGGCCCATGTTCAAAATGAGTGAATGCAACCCAAATTGTAGTATCATCTAAAGATTGTCCATTCTTTAATCTCAGTTTACCTGTTTCATAAAAAGAATCTCTCTGCCCATTATCCAAAATAAATTTATCTGTAATATCGTCGCCATTTACATCAGCATATCTTACCGCAGTTACAGAAATAATGTCAAGTTCATTTAAATCAACAAATGCATCTTTCACACCCGGCGTCCAAGGGACCGTATAATTTCTTGTGCCATTTTGTCGCGTTTTTTGAGCCAAGACCGCATTTGATTTATAAATGTATCCTATAACCTCAACATTTGTTGCGTTTACAGTAGAACCTACTGATAGTCCTGAAATAGTTACTGTATTAAAAGAGCCGTTTAAAGTTATAGTTGGAGTTTCAATAAGCCCGTTATGATTTGTAATAATCCAATCATTTGTATTTGAAAATATTTCACCTGAAGCAGAAGAAAATGTTATTGATGTTGTATTCGCAGACCGAGAAACGGTATATTTTTTCTGTTGAAACATTGATAAGTTTACAACAGATTTTATTCTTGGGTGTGCTGCTGAAAAAATAAGCCCTTTGTTATTGGCACTATGTACAACTGATCGTAAATTTTCTTGGTATATATTAACATAATTTTGATCAGATGTTCCTATACTTTTCGCACCAGTTGAAAAAAATTGACCAGCATACATTTGAATATCAAAGATGTAAAGTTTATGTGAAACCAAAGCCACGCCAGCAGAATCTTTTACACTGTCATATTTTTCCATCGCCCGAACTCTACAACTTCCCACACTTGTTCCACCATAAGCAGTAGCATTCCTAATCTGAACAAGACCAAGATCAGAGATATTTGGAAGGTGTTTTACATTAACATCAGAGGATGAAGTATCCGCAGTGATATAAACAAAATGCCCATAACTAGCACCAATAGTATCATTCGTAATAGTCGCTGTTTCTGTCGCTTTACTTACAGATAAAAATGTAGGTAAATTTTTCTGTATTTTATATCCATTGACATATGCTTTGCCAGGTGAAATTCTTAATTTAATGTTAGCCATTATGCGCTATCCTCGAATCTTATGAAAAACGGTTTAACTGTGTAATCACCAGACTCATCATTTGTTCTAGTTGCCATCAGGTCATTAATTAGATTGTATTGGTCAAATCCAGTTACTCTTTCTTCTATTTGAGAATTAACCACACTTGCAACATATACAAAGGTCTCACCATCTAATATTAAATCTTTTGTTGTAAGTATCAACCTAATTCTAAACCTATCTGCGCCCGGGGCGGTATGATTTGGAAGACTACCTTGATTATCATATAAAGTATTATCATCGTCTACTGTGACGATATCTTGCAGCACTTTGAATCCTATAGTTTTTGATACTATGTCGCTATATTTTGAAATAATAATTTCTTGTAGTGGCGCGTGAATAAAAAAACCTTGGGTAAAAAAATCTTGATCGCCTGCTGAGAATTTGGTTCCATATCCAAACGCTGGATTAGTAGTAGAATTTATAGGTTGAACCACCAAACGAATTTGTCCATCAGTTTCCACAAGTTCTTCACCAGGTGTTACGGCTATAGTTGATGTTCCTGATGTTGCTGTGAGAGTATTAATATATTGAACATAAATTGTTGCAGGATCAGGAGAAACTTGCGGAACAACTTCTAATACTTTTACTGTTATACCAGAAGTTTGACCAACAAAAGATTTGCCTACTATAGATGTTGCTGGTAATGGGTTTAGTGTAATATCTAATTTAATGAATCTATATCTATTATTAATAGCAACACCACCAGCAGATACTGCCGCACCTTCTTTAAAAACATTTTTACCAAAACGATTTATACCTTCTTGAATAATCGTTTGAAGTTGGGTAAGTTCTCTTGCTTGTAACGCCTTTTGGCTGTTAAAGAGAATACGCTGAAAACCTTTATCTTCATCGTAGTCATCCTTATAAACATTTGAAAAGGTGTTTGTAGTGAATGTCTTAACCATTATAGTTTCTTTCTATCAAGTACAGTTGTCTAGTTTAATAATTATTTTAATATCTTCAGTTTGACCTGACACTCTCGCAATGGCTGATTTATTATCTATGTAAAGAATACTACCAGACCTTGGATGAACTTCGGGTTTAATCTTACTCAAATTTGGGTTGATATCACCAGCACCACTACCACCGATTTCGGTAACAGTATCACTCTCTCTAAAATCAACATATCCAGTTGAATCAAATTGGTGGTAAAATATAGTACTTCCTACAATATTGTCCACAAACGCCTTCGCACCAGATATGCTACCAACAATATATTTATCTTTAGTAAATGCTGATGATATTGTTAAATTCATACTATTCAACGCTTGCCCAGTGTTGTTTTGAAAATAATCACCGCCTACTCCATGAGAGTCTTTTATGTTTTTAAGGATACCTATTTGTCTAAAGTCTTGAGCAACTATAAAATCTGAATCATCTCCTGTAATTTTAGAGTTAATAAGTATTGCTTCGGCTCGTAAATCTACTTCAGCAGATGCACCAATACCCATAGAATTTGATAATATAGGTCTTATTATTGCATTTGTTCCAGTAGCATGTTCTGTTGTAATTAATGCTCCATCCAAATCTGTTTGAGTATGAAATGTTGTGGAATCTGAAGCGAATAATACTTTTGTAATTGCACCGCCAGCCGCCGCATCTGTTGTAACTAAAATATTAGCGTCAAGAACATTATTAACTTTAATCATACAAGAATCTGTATAATTTAATCCACCACTTTCTATGAAAAAAGATGTGATTTCACTTCTTCTGGCTGTATCTTGAATAATTTTTTGTTTCAGGTCTGTTCCTGGAGAATTTGAATCTGTAGTATCTATAGTTTGTACTGGTATCCATTCTCGCGTCATATAATAATTAGAAGCCAATGGAGAAACTGTATATAAAAATTTCCATCTATAACCATCTGAATATCCAAAAATGTGGTTGTTTTGACCTTGTGGTTTTGTTGTAGATGGTACTGGTGTGCCGTTAGCATCCCTACCAGTTACCATACACATATAAACATCTTGAGCATCAGTCATCACATAATAATATATTGAATTAGATTTATATTCAGCCAAAGTTTTTTGATCATCATACTCTGGATATATTACACCAGTTCTCCAATTTTGCCGAGGGATAATAAATGAAGCGGCATTGATTTTAACAACACCTTGTAGTCCTTTTCGGAAATCATTTTCTTCATCAACATCTTGCCTTGGCGTGGGTGCTGAATCTGAACCATTAGGCCAAGATTGAGATTTTGACAATCCCAGATAAAAATGTGGACTAACACCAGTAGTAATATTTTTCAATACTGGTCGAATTAGTTCTTGTTTAAGTGCTTCCGTTACAATTGATGCCATATTATTTCCTACTTTAGATTAAAGCGTCCTTAGTTTGTTGTATTGTTAGTCCGTTAATGCCATTAATGATAGTATCCTTAGTATTTATATCATAAATATCTTCTTCGCAAGCACAAAATTCTTTAATTGTCCTATATCTATTTATTGGAAAATTAGGCGTATTTCCTACACTATCATAAGGTGCATTAGCCGCTGCTGATTGAAAGCAAAAGTTTTGGACAGTTAGTGCGCTGATGTCAATACTATCTAAACTATGATTTCTAAAATGATCACTGGGTGCATAATAATCAGAATCTATAAACGATTTTATTTTAGTTAAAGGTGTATTATTTACTCTATTTAAGGTAATAAGTTCTGAATTAAATGAATGTGGTCCAAGATATCCTTGTGAATTCATCCCATGATCATAAAGCCACCCAGGGCTGGCATGAGCGGATAACCCCCATTCAAAAATCTGCCCTCCGTCCAACTGTATAATTTTATTTTCATTATATAGGGTTTCTGGGCCTCGCGCTTCTAAAATAACAGTTTGACCAGACGCCACCAATGATGTGCATCCTAATGTAGTGTGATCCATAGTCATGTTGTGAGAAGAATCTTCAAATCTAATAATATCATCTGGTATTATTAATTGCGCTGGTTCAGAGGTCATAGTTACAATATTGGTATTGTCTATTTCCATTACTGCTGCAAGGTGAAATCCTGTTGGATGAACAAAGCGTCTATAAAATTCATTATATTTACCTAATGAAATTTTTGATTTAATTAAAATAGAAAGAACTTGATAAACACCGCCAT